GCTTGAGCATCTGCGAATCTGCTATATGCTGCCATGTACTTGTCCATAAAAGTTTTTTCGTCCATTTAAGTCTCCTTGTTAGCTTTTATAATTTCTTTTTCTCTGGCTATTTGTATTTCAGCTTGAAGTTTAGCCATTTTACCTTCAAGTTCAGCTTTTAGCTTTTGCATAGATTTTTGAATATCGACTTGTGCTTTAGCTTGGTCAATCTGGATATCTGATTTTGCCTTTGCTTGGTCAGCTTGGATTTCGGCTTGAGTCCTTGCCTTAACTGCTTCGGCTTCAATTTTAGCGAGTTGTTGTGCATAATTCATTGGGTCTCCTCCACCTAGTTTATCTACTCCTGGGATTGGCTTCATCTTTGGAGCTTGTTGTATGACTTGTGCTGCTCTTTCAGCAATCATATTGTCCATCTGTGGCGACACATCTTCAAACTTAAACTTAGGATCTCTGATATCTGGTAGTGGTGGTAATTCTACACCCATAGCTTTTTGCATCCTGACTCTATAAAGTAGAGCCATGTGTTCCGCAATATGGGCAATCAATACAGGACCAATAGTCTTTTGTGCTAACTTATTACCAGCTAAGGATGGGTCTGATAAAAACTGCATATGTACAGCAATGTGTGCTTCATGGTCTTGGTCTATGAAGGCTTTTATAGGTTTACCTAACATGACTGCAATATTCTCGTCTACTGGGTCAAGCTTTGGAGCTTCCTCAGGCTTTTTCAATATCTCATCAATATTAGGTACTCGTATAGCTTCATACATTCTTTTATAAGCTTCATATACATCGTGGAGTTGCGGTGCTGATTGAGCGAGTTGTAGTATGGCTTGGGCTTGTGCGATACGTTGAGTAGAACTAAAAATACTAGGATCGCTAACAGGGATAATATCTATTCTATCATCAAAGTCCGCAGCATTAATCATCTTGCTCGCACCACTCGCAGCAAACTTAAAAACCTCAGGCAACGTCTCGGAGTTTAACTTAGCTATCATTTTAAACTCTTGACCTTGTGCGTAGTGTAATCTTTTATGAATAGCTGAGAAGATTTTAGAACCTTGTTCCAACATTGCTATAGTTGTGCCCACAGGTGCATTAGGATTAGCATCACCCACATTTAAATCTGCTACTGCTGCATATCTTCTACCAGCATCAACAATAAAACCTAATAAATTAAATAATGTACCACTAGGCTCTTTAAAAGGTAAAGGCAGTATAGCCTTATTCACATCATCAACCGCAGCATCTAAATCAACAAACTCTCCAGGATTAATTTGCATCTCTCCTCCTGGAACTCTACCTTTTAATTTAAAGCCACCTTGCATATTTGAAAATGCAGCAGAGTCTAGTAATGCTCTTAGTGAACCAGTAGCAGCACGACCCAGCCCACCAATTAAGTGATAAAGTCCAAAGCCATAAAATCCTAATCCTGGTAAGAACTTATATTCTACAAACCAGTTACGTTTCTTTTTCTCTTCATCTTGTTCGTCCCAGTTACGTCTTACAGATACAATACGTTGTGAACCTGAATCTATAGTTATCACGTAAGGTAGTGCTACAAAGTTTTCGTCCTCAATATTGGCTCCATCAATACCATCTAATATTCTATAAGTGTGCATCTCTAGTAAGGTCATCTGTTGGTCAATACTTTCTGAACCCTCTGGGGCAACACCTTCAACTTCATATATAGTTTCATCATAACTATCCCCACCATCGCCTGAATAACTATCTACAGGTAGATAATACCCAGCTTGTACAAATCTATTATATTCATTACGAGGTAATTGAATAACATGCGTATATCTAGGAGAAGTTAAAAGGTCAGTACTCTCTGCAGCAACCACGAAGTCTTCAGCTTTAACAAAGCGACTCGTAACTCTGCCCATGCTAGGGTCGTACCATACTTTTTTAAAAGTTTGACCGATGAGTGGTAAGTGAAATAACATCTGGTCTATATCTGGGAAGTATTCTGGCATCTCTTGTAAGAGTTGATAATTCATATAATCTTTAACTCTGTTGGCTTGTTCTTTGACTGCTTCGTCTGATTCACCTACTGTTACAGTCTTTACTGGACCAGCAGCAGGAAACAACTCGGCTATAGCCCTAGATTGAAATTGTGTTGCAGCTTCAGCTATCATAGGATGCACAACTTGGCTTAATCCTCTTGCTGCTCTTTCTGAGTCGTCTTCTTGGAGACCTCCGTCTGGGTCAAGGGTTTTTAAGCCTTCTTTGTATCGCTCTTCCCAGTTGGATCTTGCTTCTCGGTCTGTGTGGTAGTAGTCTAGCAACTCTGAGGAGTGTACTAATAATTCTCTTTCGTCGATTTGTTCTGCTAGGTTACTGTAAAAATCTGTTTTTGTTTCTGTGGTTTCTTCTGCTTCACCTATAAGAACATTACCATCATCCGTCTCTTCTACTTCAAGGTCATCAGGAGGAGCACCTTCGGTAAAGGGTATTACATTTTTATCTTCAGCCATATAGTGGTTTCCTATCTATAGTTTCTTGTTCTTCATCTTCCCAATCTTCTGAGTGGGTCAAGAACCAAGACTTGCGTAGCCTTAGCCATGCTTGTGTGCATGTATCTACTATATCGTCATTCTCTCCTGTTGGAAAGGAAGAACATATTTCAATCAGATCTTTTGCCCACTTCTTTTTTGCTGGGTACCATATTCTGCCATCTTCTAAAAGTGCGGATGCTGCATGGGCACGTGCTTCTTTGTCTCGGTCTGGCATATAGGGTAACACAGGTACACCACTCATGCGAAGGTCTTGTATTAGGGATTGACCACTAGCCTTCTTTTCAATCAACACAACATCAGGCTCATACACGTCATATGCATCTTGTGCTTCTCTGCGGAGGTCAGGATAGCTAACTCTATCATACCAACAATCAATAGCTATAGCATTCCAGCAACCTTCATATTTAAAAACACCCCAAGTAGTTCTGGCAGAATAACTTGACTTCTCTTTTGTTGAGTAGGCAGTGTCCCATGATTGTATTACATACTCTACAGGAGGTAGGTGGTCAGGCTCTTCCCACTCTCGCCACCATCGTTGTTTTAATATTGAGCCACCTTTGGGTGATGGTCGTTGCTGTAATTGACCAGAAGCAGCATACATGCCTAATGATTGCTCAAGCTTGTCTAGGGTGGACTCGTCTATCCTGTTTGGCCAAAGTAGTTCTCCCTCCTCAGTGCGTGGGTCTTTGAAGCCTATGGTAGAGGTGGATGGGTATGGGTGCTTAGATTCATGTCTGGCTGGTAGGCATAAGTGGTCCCAGTCATAGTCGTTGCTAAGTATATGGCCAGTTAGGTCATTGTCATGTACTCGTTGCATGATGATAATGAATGCACCTGTCTTTGGGTCATTGAGTCTGGTTTGCATGGCTTGGTCCCACCAATCAAGAACACCTTCACGTACTGTTGTAGATTCTGCTTCTCTGACATTGTGTGGGTCATCTATGACTATGATGTCACCACCTTCACCAGTCAATGCTCCATCAACTGACGTAGCTATGCGCATCCCAGTTTTATTATTCTCAAACCTTTGCTTTTGGTTCTGGTCAGTGGTTAAATCAAACATATCTCCAAAATGTTCTTGATACCATTTACTATCTATTAATCTTCTACACTTTACAGAATCTCTTATTGACAAAGAGTTGGCATAACTAGCAAACAGGAATCTCTTGTTAGGGTATTTAGTCCAGCACCATGCTGGTAGTGCCACTGATGCTGTAATTGACTTCATGTGTCTTGGTGGGATGTTAATTATTAATCGCCTAATGTCACCTTCAACTACTGCTTGTAAGTGTTCACATATAGCATCAATGTGCCAATTATCGTGGAAGTCTCTTCCAGGTTCAACTGTTGTCCAGCTGTTTTTGATAAACTCCTTCAGACTCCTCCTGCTCTTCTCTGCCTTCACTTGATTCAATGACAGAGTGCTCAAGAGCTCGTTCAATGGTATTGAGGTCATCGCTTGATATCCTTGTTATGTCAATTACTTTCTTTTGCTCAACTGTTGAATTAATTTCTACAGCTTTTAAATCAGGAACACATTTACCTAACAGAGTTTTTGCTGCCATGACTCTTAGTTCTGGGTCTGCTGATACTTTGCCTACATGTTCTACTTTACCTTCATCATCTTGCTTGTATACTGGGAATATTTCTTTGCCTGTCATAACTGCACCAAGAAAGCCTGCAGGATCTGCTTGTCCCATAATCCAGTTTATTAATGCTTGATGGTTCCACTTATATCTCTTTTTCCTAAAAACCTTTTCTGTGCCTAATGGCTCAACAGATTTAAAAGAACCATTGAATTTATTACGTGGTCCATTTTTAATTGGTCTTTGTACTTGCACCTTTGGTTCTGGTGGCTTTGGTGGTCTTCCTCTTTTTCTTTTATTTTCTGTATTTTCTTCCGACACTTTATCCTCGCATAAATGTTGCAATTACTAATTAAAATAAAAAATAACTTATGAAAATCAACACTTTTAATTTATATGTGCAAATTTATTTGATTAATAACTTAATTAACACTTTATTTTTATTTATTGAAATAAGATAATTATTTTTAGCCGAAGTATTTTTTAAAACCATTAATAACAGTTGTTATAATAATTTGGGGATAAATTACTATATGTTGTGTTTAGTTATTACTTCGGCTTAATAATATTATGGTAAATAAAATTAAAAAAACAAAAAGAAAAGATCCTAAAGTTGGTACTGGAAAAAAGCCTAAAGGATCTTCAAGAAGATTATATACAGATGAGAATCCAAAAGATACTGTTAAGATTAAATTTAAAACTCCAGCTGATGCAAGAGAAACTGTTAAGAAAGTCAAAAAGATATCTAAACCATTTGCTAGAAAGATACAGATCTTAACTGTAATGGAACAACGAGCAAAAGTTATGGGTAAAAATGAAGTAGTTAAAATTGCAAAGAAAGCCAAACAAACTTTACGGAATAAAAATAAAAAGGCTACTTCTTAGATTTTGAGACGTAAAATTGGAGTGAAGTAGCCTTAGAGAATAATTATTATGAATAACAATCCTTAAAAGTTATAGTCGTAAAACTTATGAGGTTCAAATGATAAAACGAATCTGTTGTTATATTTATCATACCAGTATCCATCTTTTCTTCTACGGATTCTTTTTCTTGCACCATTAGGATTGGATTCTATAAACCATTCTTGGTCTCTTTGATTAACACAATGACCAGCAAACCCTCCAGCTACCCATTTAAGTTTAACAGAATCATCTTTAGTAGCAGTCATCTCTTTAACTTCAATAGTCTTCTCACTAACTATCATAGTAACCTCCCAAGGGTTAACATCAGTCCAACCCATATGGTTAGCATACTTATAATGAACAGGAGACTTTCTATGCTCTAAAGTTTTCTTAAAAAATTTTACTAAATCACATAAGTCCCACCAATCACTAACGCAAACATCCATAGGTTGTTCACCATATTGCTCTACATGGTCTACTATCTTTCTAGAGTGAACATAAACTTTTCTCTCATCATCATTATAAAATCTACAACGACCTTCATGGATATGTTTTCTAATTTCGTTAAATTCTACAGCAAAACTTTCCCAACTTATAGTTTCATTACCAGTGTACTTTTTTCTGTACTCAGGATTCCTCCTAAAAGTTTCAATTGGTTCACCTTTATAGTTATATTGTGTTTTCATAATTTATTCCTTTCTCAGTTATAACTATGTTATACGCCATCTGCACAAATAAGTAAAGCCTAAAGTTACCAAAGTATTAAAAAAGTTACCAACAGATTCTTACTCTGGTTACCCAGATATAATCCTTACTAACTAAGGCTTACAGAGATTAAGTTACCGCAGTTACCAAGTTACCCCAGATCCTAGGAAAAAAATATTTTACTTTAAATTATTTTCTATATATAGTATAACAATATTATTGAGAAAGGAATTAACTATGCAATATTTAACAAAGCAACTATTAAAAGACTTTAATGATGAATCTATTAAACAAGGTCGCAATAGAAACATCAAAGAAGGCTACATAGATAATTTAAAAGACAACATGGTGTACCCTGTTACTTTTTCTATGCTTCATAATAATGATGAGTTTAGGTTAATCATTATGAGTCCAAAAGATCCTAAAAACTTTAAGTGGACTAAAAGTTCAACCAAGCAGGATTTTACAAAACTCTTTTTAGATGTATCACCTGACAATTATGATAAGATAAAAGAAACAGATCCATGGCAACAGTCTACTTAGTACAACGACCACGAGAGAATAAATTTGGATGGACTCCTGATTTAACAGATGCTACTCGTTATGGTTCAATGAAGGTTATATTTGAGCCTAATGAAAAGCCTCAGTTCTTAACAGGACCATCCATTTTAAAGGCTCGTAGGTTATTAAAAGACTTCAGTCCCAATGACTATATACTTTGGGCAGGAGGTGGAGATCCAATAGCAGTGATGATAGTATCAGCTTTGGCTGCAGAAGTATCTCCAATTATTAATGTTCTCAGATGGGAACGTAACATCGAGCAAGGTGATAGGGATAGAAGAGCTGGCTGGTACATGCCGACCACCTTGGAATTTAGAAAGGAAATAAAGCATGACTAAAATAAACTTGCTAGAGGATGTAGCACCTTCA